TATATTCATACAACCTTCTAACTCAGGTAGAGAACAGTAAGGCATGAAAGCCATACCAGGAGCACGACCTTGCACAGAATCTAAGAGAATCTGATACTTAAGATTGCTAGTAAATATGTGTTTCTGTGCTGCATTTAACGTCTGATAATCTGCTCTATCTTTCTGTAGAGATACCTCTTCAGGTCTCCAGAAAAATCCTAATTGTGTCTGTGTTAGCTTATCAAAGATAGGATATTTAAACTTATCGTATCGTTGGACTCCTAATGGAGGACCAAAGAACATTTGTCCTTTGGTAGTATCAGTCTTCTTTGTATTGAAGACGGTCATACCACTGATTTCATCAGATTTTGCAGCTATCACAGTCTTCCTCCTCGGTAGCAAATATATCTTCTAGAAGATTTTGAACTGATTCTTTATTTGAATCTAGATCAACCTCATCTGTCTTACTGTCATATGTATTCTGGTAATAAGATGTCTTCCAACCATATTTGTAAGTGGTTAATAAATCTTGAGCCATTACTGAAGTAGGAACCTCATTGTTCTCAAACTGTTGTGGATTATAACTCCAGTTACCACTGATTGCCTGGTCAAAGAACTTCTGCATCACTGCTACTATATTAACATAACCAGCATTAGAAGGCATATCCCAAAGGAGCGTGTAATTATTCTTAAGGGTGGCAATGTTAGGTACGATCTGTTTAAGTGGTCCCTTCTTAGACTTCTTCGTTGAGATATAATCTCTGGGTGGTTCAATACCATTTGTAGCATTAGAGACAACCGATGAGGACTCTGAAGGCATCTGTGCCGATAGAGTGCTATGTCTGAGTCCGTGAATTCTGATAGACTCTCTAAGTTCTTCCCAGTCATAGTTAAGTTTGTTGGGTACAATTTCATCTACATCTTTCTTGTAGGTATCAATGGGTAAGAATCCATCGAAGTACTTTGTCTGACTGAATCCATCACAAGATCCTTTCTCTTCAGCAATCTTATTAGATGCTTTGAGTAGATTGTATTGGAATGCTTCAGTCAAGTCATGAACTAATTTCCATGCTTCTGGATCTTCATACTTAACACCATTCTTAGCAAGATAATGTGCTAAACCAATGTATCCTATACCAAGAGAACGTCTAGCAAGGGTGCTAATACGTGCTGCTTCTACTGGATACTTCTGATAATCAATCAACTCCTCTAAAGCTCTGACTGATAGATCACAAAGTTCTTCCATCTCATCTAAATTACGTAGTTTACCTACGTTAATAGCAGATAGAATACACAATGCAATCTCGCCATGCTTATCATCAATGTGTTGAATAGGATCTGTAGGTAGAGTGATCTCTTGACAGAGATTACTCATGTATACCTTATCCTTGAAAGATGAATGACTATTACAGTGGTCAATATTCATGATGTAAATACGACCAGTCTCTGCTCTCTCCTTAAGAAGATCTAGGATAAGCTCTTGTGCACCAATGGTACTTCTTGGGATTGATTCGTCTGATTCGTACTGAGTATAGAGTTCGTCAAAGGTATCACCACCAAAAGCGTCATACAACCCAGGGACATCATGAGGGCTGAATAGGCTAATAGTACCGTTTTCGATAAATCGCTCATAAAATAGTTTAGATAATTGTATACTGTAGTCTAACTTTCTGACTCTGTTGTCTTCGGTTCCTTTGTTGTTTTTGAGGACGAGGATGTCTTCGATTTCTTGATGCCAGATAGGAAAGTGGACAGTAGCTGACCCTCCTCTAATGCCGTTTTGCGTACAGCATCTAACAGTACTCTCGAATTTTTTAAGGAAGGGGACCACACCTGTGTGCTGAACTTCTCCACCACGGATTTTGCTGTTGATGCCCCTGATTCTGCCTGCGTTAATGCCGATACCAGCCCTCTGTGCGACATATTTGCCAATAGCCATATCAGAGCTAAAGATACTATCGAGGGTATCGTCAATATCAACCAGAACACAAGATGCAAATTGACGAATAGGTGTTCTGACTCCAGCGATGACTGGGGTGGGGATGTTGATGTAGTGTCTGCTGATTGCGTTGTAGTATCTTCGGACATAATCTAGTCTCGTTTCTATAGGATAATTTTGAAAGAGAGTAGTCGCAATCATTATGTACATGTACTGGGGTGTCTCATACACCTCATTAGTACTACGATCTTGTACAAGATATTTGTCTGCTACTTGTCTAAGACCAGCATACGTGAACAACAAATCACGATCATGATCTATCCAAGAATCGATTTTATCCCACTCTTCTTTGGTGTATTTAGATAATATGCTACCATCGTATACACCTTTTGTTACACACTCTGTAGCATGGTCAAATAGATGGGGGTATCCCTTTGGCCATTGTGATCCAAACACCTGCTTTCTAAGACCATACAGAAGCAATCTAGCAGCAGCAAATTGATAGTTAGGTTGCTCCAAACTAATCAGATCACTCGCAGATCTAATCAAAATCTCTTGAATATCAGCAGTCTCAATACCATCATGGAATTGAAGACCAGAATTCATTTCTATTTGTGATGCACTAACACCACTACCAAGACCTTCACAAGCGTCTGCTACTACTCTATGAATCTTTTCGAGGTTTAAACCCTCAATAGCACCATTACGCTTATGAACTTTAATGTCTGTACCGTTGCTCATACTTTTTTCCAATCGTTTAGTCTAAGGTTTGCTTCCAATCCGTAGTATACATTTGATTCTACCACGGTTTGTACATTATGTCCAGCTAAGAACATATCGTTGATGTCCTTTTCCTGTATATTCTTAGGCCAGATTACGACCTTATCTCCTCTGTCCACGGATCGGGAGATTCTACTGACGATTTCTCTGTTACGTGGTTCATTATCATAAACCCAAATATAATCGCTCCAATTATACGACCTAGGATCAACGTCAGACCCAGCCATCGCAACGGAATTACTAATGAATGTCGCATCGAATGGTCCTTCTGTAATGTAAATGGGTTTTTCATGGTTAATACGGTCTAATCCAAAAATCTTAGGTTTACTCTCGTCAAGCATGATCGTGATATACCTCATCTTTGCTGTAGGGGCTAACGATCTACCTTGATACCCAAAGAGCTTACCATCACTGTCTTTGAATGGTATAATTATTCTCGGACTATCCTTTCTTGCTGTATCATATGTCTTCTTCTGTTTGTTTGTCCAAGCTTTAAACTTAGGACAATAGTAGAAGTAATCTAGGCATTTAATCTGCCTATCTTCTAAATATTTTCTTGCTGGATGTGAGGTATTTAGCTCTGAAATCTTCTCTAAATCAATTGTATTGAAAGTAGGATTTTTGAACTTAAATTTTGGTTCGGGTGTAAATGTACGTGACCCAGTTTTGTCTCCACTACGAAACTTCTCCATGATATATCGGTCATGGAGTAATGGATCTTGATCCTTCAGAAAATTTGATAGTGTTCTACCTACACCACAATTGTGACACTTGTAAACATAATCATTCTTTATCTGAAAGATGTATCCCCTAGCTTTATTCTTATGCTTTTTAGAGTCTCCACAGTAAGGACACCTAAAATTATAAAGACCTCTCTTCTTATTTGAAAAGAGGTTAAGCCTGTGAGATACTAGTGTTATGTACTGTTCGTCTAGTACGGACATCCAATACCTTTATAGTACTCACTACTATACTAGAAAAATTCTATCTCGTCAACTCTGCTTGTGACGGTTGAAATGCTGGTCCAATAATTTTTTGTCCGATTGGACTAACGATGAAAGATATAATAGAAAGAGCACCAAAAATAGTCCACATTTTCTTTTCCATGACTCTAAGGCGGTCATCAACCTTGCGTATATCTCTTTCACAACCCCTCTTTATATCCAGTGCTTGACGGTTTACTTCACGATGGACTGACTCGATCTTCTCAAAGAGAACACCATCAATCCTATCTTGCTTATCCAACTTCTCGTTGTGAACAGCAAGAAGGTTACCCATCTTAACTGAATTGTCTTGGAGAGTATCAACAACTTTCTCCAGTCGCTCTATTATTGCAGCGTTGATACTCTCAGCCATTAGGTGTTACGGATTGCGAAATCCAGTGCAGACTGGAATGTTGACGCATCCTTATTCAACATAAATCTATACTGCTGTTGTTGCTCATCACCCAATTGAGCATAGGCAGCTGCTATCTTCTTAGCAGAGAAGTTATCTAAATTCTGTTCGGACTTATCAGCAAAAGTAATCTTAGCAAATTCTGTCTCTCCTCTAGGATTAAGTTCTGATGTCGCTACTTGTAATGCTACATCTAAAGCATCTTGTGTTGCTGCATTTTCAGTCATAATATTATCACCTGTGTGTTCCACTTCATTCTTTTGTAATTTTTTTGTTTGACTAGAAGCTTTCTTCTTGAAGTCAGATAGACGAGCCTTCATAAGGATGTCCATTTCCTTAGACTTGTCTTGCATTCCTTTCTTTGCTTGGTCTTTCTTAGTTTGAAGTTGCTTTTGCCTCTTCAACTTTTTCATTTGACCAATCTGCTTTTGAGCACGTTCTGTTTCAGTAGGTGCTGCTTCAGAAATAGTTGTTTCTAGATCTTCTTTCATTTTCTTACGCTTTTGTATACGAGAGAGCATAGTTTTAGCACCTTTAGTGCGACCATCTACCATATCCTGATTCGCTTTTTTATATTTGCGAGCAGATTTAGCATTAACAAATACGAACGCTGGTGGCATTTGTAATGCAGCACCATCGCCAGCCATCATCTCTTTTAAATTAGATTGAGTTGACGTAGACATTCTTGATCAATACCAGTATTTATTGTAGGTGGTAGTCTATCCAGAAAGAACATAAAAGCTTTCAGTATAGACCAATGTGATGCATCTATCTTAAAGAATAGCAACGGTGTTGCTGCATCACCAAATGCATTATATAGTATTATAATATGATTTAGGATCAGATGAACCTTAAAATCTCCACTCGTTTCATATCTCCTCAGAAGTCTCTTAATATATTTGAAGCGTTTTAAATCTTCTTCAAAGTCTTCATAGGTTACTGAAAGTGGATTATCATAATTTTTAATAGCAAACATTAACCAGTTGTCCTGGTTCAATTCATCAAATAACATTTATCATGAAACGAATGTTAGTGTAGCAGCACCATCAGAGATTACTTCAACACCACCAATGGAGTTGTTGACTTTAACTCTGAACTTATCTCCAGTCTCACTAGCAGTTTCACCAGTAAGTGCGAGGTTTGCAGAAGTTGCACCTGATACATCTGTCCATTCTCCACCAAGGACATCAAGTCGTTGCCACTGATAGGTGAGAGATGCTCCAGAACCTGTAGAAGATGCAGCGACAGTAAATGTTGCTCCACCACCAGATGTGTTCTGATTAGCAGGTTGGGTATCAATTGTAATTGTGGAAGTAATATCAGCAGCAATTGTATCATCAGTGAAGTCTCCACTGAATGCAGTACCATCTTTATATGATGTAATCAATTCTGCCTTATGACGTGTGGAACCAGCAGCATCTGTATATGTCCTGTATGCCCACCATCCAGGACTAGAGATACCACGTGCTTTGTTCTCACTAAGTTGTGCTTCTGCCTGACTTACACCAACAATACTAGTTGTAGATGCAGTAGAAGTTCCATTACTCAATAGGAAATCAGCCAATGCCTTGGGTGCAGTACGTCTTTGTACCTTATTTGCTGCTAAACTATTATTAGTAGAACCAGCATAGGCTTTACCAAGGGTAATAGTATTACCATCGACTACCTTAGTATAGTACTGAACACCGTCCAGAACTATAATATCTCCAGCAACGATAGTAT